GACATGCGCTGTAGTCCTTCGTCGCATCGAAGTCCGGCACGGCAATTTCTGCGGCGATAATTTCAGTGCCGGTCATGGTGTTCGCCTTTGCCCGCAGGGCTGCGGCATCATCCGCGCCTTTTTCTTTCATTTTTGCGATCGCTTCATCTTTCGTCATATGCTGTTCACACCTTCCTTGTAAGCATTCTCAAGGTCTGCCGAGCTTATCGCGCTTGCCGTGACGGTCTCGATCTCCGTCGGCTTGCCCATTTTGATGGTAACCGTGCCGTCGCGGTTATCTCGGATAACGCCGCTCATGCTGTATTCCGAGTTGTCGTATTCGTTGGTAACTTCTTCTGTTACGGGATTGCCGCTGCCGTCAACCATCGGTTGACCATCCTCGCTTGTCTTCTGCACCGTGTCTTTCTGTACGATGCTCCACGGCGTGTTATTCGGCAGCAGCGCGAGCACATCCGCATACGCCATCGTAAGCGTGATAGACTTCGTGTCGCGCCTGTCCCACTCGTAGTCGCCTATTCTGCCGTCTATTTCTGCTGGGTATAGTGTGTTATTTACTTTGATGTAGGTCATTGTGTCTCCTTTCATGATGGGATGATGTTGAAATCACTGTCTACTAGCTGCGTAACAGCCATAATAAGCGCAAAGCGATTTTTCCATTGTAGCACATGAGCCAGTTTATAGATCGTTCCATCAGTTTTCACTATAAACGGTTTGCGGGTATTATCCGTCCAATACATGGAACGCAATTCCCATGCAGAGGCAGAGCCCTCATAATATGCAATGCGTGTTGCGGATGCATCTTCACCGTAGTTCGTATTTTCAAAATAATCAAGTTTAGCGCCCTCTAACGGTGAATAGCCTGAATATCCGATTTCTTTACAGCTCAAGTGGAAAATCTTTGCAGTTAAATTCGACACGTTTGAAGTGTAAACAGGTATATTGACTTGTCGGATGTCTTTTTGAATCGACGGTTCAAAAGCCTGTAGCACTGTTTCATTGAGATGTTGGAATGCTTTTGACGTTGAGTATTGTTGATCAAATGATGTCGTAGTAGTAAATCCCGATTCGCTGGTATCATAAATATCTTTTATCATTAACCATGTTCCATTACAGCTTGCGTCATAAATTGCCGGGTTTGGATTACCCTGATGCACGATTATAAATTCCTTTCGTACACCTCCGACATTCATATACACACTCGACCCAACTGCAAGCTCTCCAACAGGCGTTCCAAAGCTTATATCATACCCCGTACCTCCAATAAGCGTCCGGCCTTTCTTGATGTCATAACCGGTACCGCCGATTAAGGTTCTACCGCTTTTGATATCATAGGAAGTACCATTGATTAAAGTTTTGTGTGCCATATCCGCGCCCCCTTAGCCGTACACCCAGCATATTTGCCCGTTTACGGTCGGCGTCGATTCCGTACTTGAAAAATACTGATTGCGCAGTACAGGCGTTCCGACCGCTACACCGTCGGTTGCATACTTCGCCCTGTTAACGGTTTGACTTGCTATGTTCGATGTGGTGATAGCTGTGGCTTTGTCCTGCTTTGTGTCTTGCAGATTTTTGTCGGCTGATATCCACGTATACCCCGTAGCCGCCGCCGCTGTGCAGTGATAAACAAGCTTTGCCGCCGCATCGATGTACTCCTGGCCGACAACACCGACGGTCGATGTCGTGGGCGGGGTAGTGCCGATGATGGGCTGAGCGTCACCGAGAAGCTTGAGCGCTTCATTGATCGTCGGATCATCACTCGTAAGCCCCAAAGCCTCTTTCGTCTCATCGGTCAGCAGATTGGATTTTGACAGCGGCGTTCCGACAGTGTCGCATCCGTCAGGGTTTAGTGCGATATCCAGCGTTGCATTTCCGGCAAGCAACTGTGTTCGCCATTCTGAAAAGCTCTCAGGCAGCGATGAGGGCGCTTTGAGCTTCCTCGACGTGCCGTCGCCTTTGATTACGGTGTTTTTCAAATGCTCTCCTCCTATTCTCCGCAATAATACAGATTAACGTATTCAAATGCGGCAACTGTTTTGTCTATCTCGTCATACAATGACTGTTCCAGTTCGACGAGCGCCGCGTTTATGAGATAGAGCAGATACTCAATGTCATTCGCGGTCGAGAATGTGAGATTGCGCATGCTCGTCGGTACTGTCGGCGCATCGGCTGGCAATGTAAGCTGTTCTCGCAATTCGGTAAGGTTAGCAAGGTATGTTTCCATTGCCGCCTGCATCGGTATGTCCGTGACCGCCCAATCGGTCTTGGGATTGACCGTGATGCTTTCGGGGTCATACGGCAGAACAACGGTAACGTCATTGCCGCCGCCTCTCGCCGCGCTGTATGCCGCCACTCTCTGCGGCAGCGTCTTCATTTGCTGCGCGATATACGAAACGGCCTGTCCGACGCGGTTTAAGTCGGTGTAGTTATACGCGCCTTTCATACCGGCCATATACTCCGTTTTCTCCGCGTCTGTCATGGCGCTCAAGCCTCCGGCGAGTATCTTTCCCTTTAGCTCGTAAACGCGGTCTACATCGGCTTGTGTGCGGTCATATATAAGGTCGTCGATCACACTCATATCAAAGCTTTCACCTTTACCTTTCCGCTCAGAGAGCCGTTAAATGTTATCTCATCAACCAGCACGAGCGCGTCCATCTCGTCGGTGTACATGGTCTGCAAGCCTATAATGTCGCCGACTTCGAGCTCGGGATTGCCGCGATACGTCGCATCGTAAGTGTTGCGCATTGTAAGATACTTTTTGACGTGCTCGGCAAGCGCGACGCACATATCGTCGTTGGTTATGAGAGGATTTGTCTCCTTATCGGTTTCCCCGTCCAAATTCACGGGGTAAGAAACGACCACCGAGTTTTCAGACAAAGTTTTACCTGTTATGGTCACGGTTTTAGTGCCGGAGGATAACACCAAATCGGCAGCTCTCGCATATATATCGGAAGATACAAGCGTACCGCCGGTAACCGTGATTTGTACATCCGCTGCAAGACCTGAGAACTCAATATGTAGGTTGGTCTCGGCGGTCGTTCCTTCAAATAGCACACTACTGTCGCCGTTGGCCGTGTAAGCGTATTTTGCGACGGTAACGGTCTTGAGCTGATCGATTTTTGACAGCGTTTGACTGTCTTCGGATATCGTAGTGAAGTCCAACGTATAATCCGTTTCGCGGTAATAGACCTTGCTCACTCGCGCTCGGCGATAAGGTAAACCGCCGAGAACAGTGACCTCGAACTTTGTGCAGTCAGACGCAAGCGAGCTCGTGATGACCGTCTCGGCAGACGTTATACCGCTTACGACTTTTGTATCAAGCAACGTATCGCCGCTGTAATACTTGACCTGCACCGACGAGGGATATTCATCTATCGGCGTATCAAAGCACAGCGTGAGCACCGGTAGATCATGCGATACATCGAACTCCTTAGTAAACACCGGCGCTGTGTTGTAATCTCCGCTGCCGTCCGACATGCTCTGACTTACATAGCCGCGCCCCGACGCGTCCTCACTTTCGATAAGCACCTGTTCTTCCCCGCCGTCAAGCGTCCAACGATTGAGCTCGAGCGTGATATAGGTGTTATCCGTCTTGTTGCCTTTATCAACGCTGTTCCACTCGCTGAACCACATATGGCCGTTATCCGACCATGTACCGTTGTATATACCGATGATCGTTACGCCGAACGGCTTAATGTGTATGATATTATCGTCATCGGTGAACAGGCGGCAGCGGCAAGCGTGGGCTATAAGCTGCAAGCAATTCATGTGCGTGTCGATAGGAAGCGCGGCAGTGGTTTTCATCTGCTTCAGTGCGGGGTCTATCACCCAGGGATGTGTTCCGAGCTCGGTAAGCGTCAGGTCTGCATCCAGCAACACTTCCTCTGCCATGTCGTAAAAGGTCTTTTCGCCTAACTTGCTCTTATAAAAGCTGCCCGTTAAGCTGCCGATAAGCCCTGTGCCGGTAAACGTAGCCTGATTTTTCGAGGCTTTAGGCTTGCTGTTCAAAACGTACTTGTCGCCCTTAGTCCACTCGACGTTTCCGTCCGACAGTTCGTAGCCGAAGCTTATGGTTACCGGCGAGTTTTTGTCGACATAGGCGTACATGCCTGTAGGATTGTCAGGATCGTATTTATGCTCGTAATCCAGTATCGCAAACTGCATGGTCTCTTTCGGCAGTCTGCGACTCAAGGGGTCTACATCGTGCGACTGCTTCGTTGATACGATATCGCTGTTTGTAAACGTCTTTTCAATGCCATACATGATACGCTCCAAACGTGGGCGGCGATAAGGAAGCATATTACCAAACACGAGTTCGATCTTGTCACACGAGGCTATGCGAGCCTCAAAAGCTGCCTCGGTGTCAGTTACACTTATTGTTTTATTTTCGACCACTTCATTATTAAGATAAAACTTTGCGGTAATCTCAAGCGGCCACTCTTTAGTACGCGTATCAAAAATAAACGTAAGCCCGGCGAACGCGTGAGGGTCGGTAAACTCTCTTGTCAGCACTGCGCTTGTGGTAAACTCGCCGTTTGCATTACTTATAAGCGTAGATGTAAAGCCGTCTTGCCGCGTATTGCCCGTGTTCGATACCAGAATGATTTGAGAGCCGTCAAGCCCCCACCTGTTCAACTCCAACGTCGCATAGGTTTCTTCATAGTCATATTCGTAATCTATTGTGTCGAATTCCGAATATCCCTGTGCACCGTTGCTCTCCCACTCGCCGTCTGTTGCTGCCGCTACGTCGACGTTTGAAAACGCGACTTTCACATACGAACGGTTTCTGAGCATAGACCTCATGCTCAACTTGTAAGCATCGCTTACCTGCTTCACGGTCTACACCTCCTTAGAACGGCTCGCCGCAATCGATAAGATTGACTTTACAATTGATATAATCCAGCGGCAAGCCGGTTTTCGGGTCAAGATGAAGCGGCTCGGCTGTGCGGTCACCGGGGTACATTTTTCGCGTTGTCCAGCGGTTATTTACCATATCGGGATAGCTCACAGTCACATAAAATCGGCTAAACTCCTTCAATATAGCCGACCATTGAGCAGCGGTAAGATAACCCCATTCAAGGTTGTTTATCTTCTGCTGTTCGCGGCCTACCACCTGACCGACAACGACTGCATTTGCGTTTCGGGCTGAGTCAACAATAGTGGCGACCATTAAATTCAGCCCCCGTCGAGGCGTGGGATATGCCTTGCCGTTGATTTTTATAAAGCTGTTCATATCCTCACGCCTCCTTAATAAGCGTTTGCAAACGCACCAACATTGACTCTGCGGCCTCTACTCTGATTGTATCGATCATAAGAATGGCCTATCGCGTCATCGCCGATATAAACGTCCATATCCTTAGACTCAACCACGTTGATAAGCGAATATATCGCAGCGATAACGCCGTCATTTGCATTAGTAACACCGGCTGATATGCCCTCTACAATCTGGTCATTGTTGGCTACCGCCGTTCTGCGTCCCATTGTGCCGACCATCTCAGCGCCGGACTCACGAGCAATAAACAACTGCCCTTCATCAGGGAAACCGCCCTCTGCGAAAAGGTCAACGTGTTTTATCTTGTCAAGGCCGCTCCAATCACTGCCTGTAATCTTCGCAGCAATAGATACCACAGCGTTAAACTTTCCTATCAGGCCATTGATTATGTCTATAACTTTATTAATAGCATCTTGAACAATCGAAACTAAACCACGTAACAATACATCCTTTGCAAAAGTTTTAATTGCAGAAATCGCCGTTTTAAACGCATCCTTTATTGCATCCCACGCACTTGAAAACTTCTCTTTCAAAGGGTCTATCACGTTGTCTTTAAACCAATTTACTACTGGTGCGAATATTTCTTTGATTTTTCCCCACAAATTCTCAAAGCCTGAGCGTAGGCGCTCCCACATGTCCGAGAATTTTTCCTTGAGAGGCTCAATGATTTTCTCTTTAAACCAGTTTATGACCGGCTCGAATATCGTTTTGATATCATTCCACAGCTTATCAAATCCTTCGGTCAAGTCCTCCCACAAGCCTGTAAAGAACTCTGTCAAGGGAGCAATGACGTTTTCATTAAACCATGTCGACACGGTTGACCACGTCTCTTGAATACCAGTCCACAAATTGGAAAAGAATTGGCTTACGTCCTCTTTCAGCTTTCTGAAAAATTCTTTGACCGGCTTAATGACTTGTTCGTCAAACCACAAAGGAACGACGATCCAAATAGCCTTTATGATGATCCAGCAGCCTCTAAAAAACTCGCTTATCCAATCAACAATAGGCTCAAAGAAATTAACTATCGGCTGAATAACATTGTCGTTGAACCAAGTAGCGACGGGATCCCACACTGCTTTAACATCTGCCCACAAATCAGAGAAAAAGCCCGATACATCTTTCCAAAGCCCTTTAAAGAAATTAGCGATAGGGTCTATGACGTTCGTCTTAAACCATATAGACGCGTCTTTCCATATCTGTTTGATACCTTCCCAAAGGTTTTGGAAAAAACCCTTGATTTCATCCCAATACCGATAAACAGCCGCCGCGAGCATCACGACACCGGCAATGGCAAGTGGCACCCAACTGCCCGTAAATGTAGATAAGGCAATACCAATTTTTAAAATGCCGCTTTCAAAAGCCAGGAAAGAATTATCGGTTAACTCACCTGTGTCTACAAATTCTTTTATAGCACCTATGGCCTCAGTAATACCGCCAACAAGCAAGCCAACGCCAAAACCGACTTTACCGAATAGTGTTGTTAAGCCAACAGTCAAAGCAACTGTGCCAATTTCAAGGGCAGAAAGCGCTTCTTTAGTTAATTTTGATTGTGTTACCCAATCCTTAAAACCGATTACAAGTAACGCAATACCGCCGACAATCGTTCCAATAGCAAATCCCAGTTTGCCAAATTTCAAAGTAAGACCAGCGGTCATAGTGCCGATGCCTGCAAGCATACCTATAAGATTGCCTTTGTTCAAACCATTAGTCCAAGCATCAAAGGCACTCGCAAGTAACATAACTGCACCGGCAGCAGCAAGCGCAATACCAAGCAGTGGCGTAATTCTTCCGACAAGCTCGCTTATACGCTTCAAAATTCCCTCAAGACCGCCAAGATCGCCAATAATCGATCCTATCTTCCATGCGAGGAAACCAACGCCGATAGCCAGCACAGCAACAAGAATTTCATCCAAATGTTCTTTTACGAACGTAAGCAGTGACTCAAGCTTTTTGCGAATATTGTCTATTCTCTCTGATATTGCATCGCCGAGAAAATCATACTCAGGAAGCTCAAAATCAAAACCGCCACCGCCGCCTGCACCACTGCCGGAAGATGATTTGTCTTCCGGCTTGAATACATTCAGCTCGTCAAAACCGGCAGTGTACTGTTTAAGTTTTTTTGCAGCATCACCGGCACCTTCGAGGTTGTCCTCAAGAGCGCCAGCGCCGCCTGCTGCATTATCAAGGCCGGAATAGTCAATTGGGGTTAGTTTAAATCCGAATATAGCCGCTATTGTACTTGCAATCTCTTTAATGATCTGAACAACAGCAATCGCCACGGGGAGTATCGCATTGAGCATCGGGATAAAGATATCGCCTATTGCTCTCGCGCACATAGTGAACTGCGCCTGCAATATTCTGAGTTGATTAGCCGGGGCTTCAAGCGAACGTGCCATATCACCCTGTGCAGTCGTTACCTGTGTCATAATGGCGTAATAACGTAGCTCGGCTTTCTCGGCCTGCGTCATTGCCGATACACTTTCATTGATACCCAGTGTATACGCCGTCTGCTGCAAACGTGCCTGAGACAGGTCATAGCCCAACCTACGTAGCGGCTCAAGCTCGCCGGAAATGCCGGACTGCAATTTTAACATTGCATCTTCAACGCTTATATTAAAGAACGAACTTATATCATAGCCTAATTGCGTCAGGTTCTTGCTCATCGTGTATGCTCGATCTGAAACAGAACCAAAGCCCTCTAAGAGCGTATTGAATATACCCTGATTGCGCATCCACTCGGCAGGGTCAATACCCATGACCTCAGATACAGCCTCGGCGTATTTCTTTGCTTGTTCGGCATATTTGCCCATTGATGCAGTGAAGAGGTTCAAGTCTTCCTGATATTTATTCGACTCTGTAATAGCCGAGCTTATCAAATTCGACACCGTACGCAGCGATAAAGCAACGCCGCCCAATTTGAGAAGCCCTGCCGTTTTGCCGAATTTGCCAACGCTTTTCTTGCCCTTTTCACTGGACGAGATAAGTTTTTGGATTTTCGATGGAAACGCCGAGAAACCGTTAGATACCTTTTGCATCTCATCAGCCAGTGGCTTCATAGCCGCAGCCAGCTCCGACATTTGCCGCGTGAATTTATCAAGATCAACTTTTTCAAGCTCTCCGACGACTTCGGGGAGCTTTTTTAATTGATTAATAAATGTAGTCAGTTTCGATTTTCCGAGCTCAGAAAGCGGCCTGAGACCGTCCGCGAGGCCGACAAGCTTATCTTTTGTACTTTCGTTAACACCGGCTAAAGCAGCGTTTATCGCCTTTATCTGGTTGGCAATAGAAGATGATATAGTAACCTTTCCAACGCCCTTAAGCACATTGAGCGCACCTGCCAGAGATGAAATCTTACTTGCTGCATCCGACTGACTAAAGCCCTTTAAAGCATCGTTTAATTTTCTAATGCTATCAGCAGTCTTGCTAAGTCCGCCCGTGCCGCCTGATGTAGCGGTTTTTAATGCCTTGAGTGTATCTATCAGAGCTTCCAAGCCTTTGACCGTATCTTTGCTGTCATTGACTATCTCGAACTCCAAGCCCTGAATTTCTACATTATCAGCCATCCGTTACACCACCTTCTTCTTTAAACTTCTTGTTATTTGACATCATAAATGCCTGCATAAACGCTTTTGCCTTTTCGTCCTGCCTCTTTTCAACCACCTGTTTCTTGCGCGTTTCATCGTTCCTGCTAAACAGCTCATAAGGCTGATTTGCATACGGCGTAGGCTTAGTGCCTTTCTTCGCAAACGCTCGCAATATAGGAGCAACGTCGATCAATGCCTCGTAAAAATAAGCGCCCTGCAACCACGCATCTTGATTTTTCAAATCCTGTTTTATCTGCGCTGCACGGCGGTAATACTTAACTAAATCGCAATCTTGCTCCCAATACTGCTCATAGGTCATGCCTATAGACAGGTAATACGGAAAAAGCTCATAAAATTTGTCTGTGTAAGCAAAACGGGGGATGGAGCTTCGTTCACCTCCACCCCCCACGTTCACGGAAGAATGGCCGCTTACCAGCCAGCCTTCCAGCTCAGGTTTCCCTCATCGTTCTCCTGCTCGGGTTCGTCAAGCAGCGCCATAAGCGGCTCGTTGTACATCTCCACAAGTGCGCCTATAAGCTCGTCCTTGTGGTTCAGCTTTGCATAAATTGCGTCAATCACATCACGCTTAACAAAACGATGATGCGCAAGAAACGCACCCGCAAAAAGTGCGGGAAGAAGCGTCATAGGTTTACGCTCCATGTCAGCAGCCACAAAGCCGTTTTTCTCCATGAGCTCGATTGTCTTTCGGGTAAATTCCAGTGTATATGTAACGCCGGAAACAGGATCGTTAATAGTAAGCTGTTTTGCCATGATAAATCCTCCTTATCAATTTGGCTTGTAATCAGGTGTCAGAAAAAACAATAGGTGTAGACGGCGCGATGGTAATAGTCATGCCCACAACTTCATTTACGCCGCCGCCGACGGGATAAACAGAAAGCTCGCCGTCAAAGCTAAACTTACCGTTAGAGCCATCTGGGGTAACAGTGCCGGAAACCTCCGTACCGCCGAACCACACTGCATAGCTGGCTTTCTTACCTTCAAGAGCCTTGAGCGTCTTGAAAGTGGTCATGTCGTAGTTTGCGGAGAACGACAGGCCATCAAGAGACTGAATGCCTGCAATATAGGTCTGCATGTTGTCACTCAGAGTAGTGGTTTCGAGCATTTCGGGCTCGCCGCCGAGATCGGGGAACTCTTTGATATCAACAAGCTTCGACCAGGTATCACCTGTGTCTCCTTTCTTCATCAGAAAGACTTTATATGTACTTATCGCCATGATTTACCTCCTATAAAGATTAGTACCGTCCGTTTCTGCCTTGTATCGGGCAACGAGCCGGTAAATTGTCGCATTTTCCATATTTGGAACGGGCGAAAGTGATATTCGCCTAAAATTCTTTGAATACATCAAATTATCGATGAACGTTATGATCTCGCGGCAAGCCGCTTTTTTACCAACGCTTTTGTTGGAATAAACGTTCACCTCATACATCAGCGTCGAAAACTCAACACTACCGCTGTCCATGTGCGTCTGTGTCGTGTAATTGTCCTGCTCGACAATGCTCACATAAGGAAAATCAGGCGGAGCGTTTATATATTCGCCGCTTACGATAATGCCGGAGAATTTGTTTCTAAGCGCTTTGGCTATCGGCGTGTATATCTGATTTTCAATGTCAATCATTTAAACACTTCCTTTGCCAAAGCAGTTAAACTTGCTTCCAATTCCTTTACCGTTTCATACATCGGCATATTTGCCGGATTGCCTTGCGTAATAACAACGGTGCTGCCGTCGGGCTTTTCTCTGACGATACCGTTAGAGCCGGGTTCACCGTAATAGCCCCATGATGATTGCTTGCCGTGACCATCACCGTACTCGCCGCGAGCCATACCCAGCTCACCCGCTTGCGGATGATTGTTGGGATAAGTAACGCCTGTACCGAACTCTATAAACAGCGTTGCCGTGCCCGTAGCGACTATTGCCATAGTGTTTCTGTCTCGTTCTTCGATCTTCACCACAACATCATTCGTGCCGTCATAGATCGCAGTGCCGAACTTAGCGCTCGCCGCGTTGTAACCCATTTTCGCCAAACGCCTCAGAAACTCGTTTGAGCGCTCTTTGAGCCACACGTTGTATTCGTTCACGCTTTTTATCAGCTCCGCAATACCGGCATTAGACAGCGGTACAACGACCTTTTTCACGACACATTCACCTTTTGAATTGCATACGCAATGGCATTAAGCGATTTTGCAACGCGCTTTACAACGTAGTCATAAAGTGGAGTGCCGTCCTCGCTGTATTCAGGCAGCTTATCAACAAACAAAACCGAGTTTTCGTCAATCGGACAAGTCAGGTCGTCGGTAACGATCACCTTGTCATAACCCGCGAAATTGCCGAACTGTTCTATCTGTGCCGTGCCTGTAGCCGACGAAACATTAGCTCTTAACTTAACGGCGGGTTTGTAAATCAACCTTGAGCCACCGGTTTCGTTGCCGTATTCATCCTCAACGATTTCCTTGCGGTCATAAAGCTGATACCAAAGCGCCACTTTGTTTCGCTCTAATATCTTCATGCGTCACCTCCGAGGGTGGACGCAAAAGGCACAACATCTCTCAACAGCGCAGAAGGGATATCGGCATTGTCATAAGTGCGCGATATTCCATTTTCACTATGTGCCGTCTCCCCTTCTGCACCGCGTTTGTTGATTAGATAAACTGCGATCTCGACCTGAACATACTCATAGCGCTCAGGCACATTCTGCGTAGCAAACGTAAAGGGATATGCTTTCCTGCAAACCTTATCCCCGGCGATTTTAAGGTAAGTGGACAGAACGCTTTCATCCGTCTCGCCGGTCATAGCTTTAACCATTGCCAGTTTTTCAGTTTCCGTCATACTGTCCACCCCTTTCGTTTAAACGTTTTTATCAGCCACCGGTAGAGCCAGTGGCTTTGAAATCAGCTGCATTCGCAACAAATACGCTGCGGCTGTAAGTAGGTGCGGTAAACGAGGTCGAAATGCCGGTAAACTTGCCGTGATACCACTCGGGGCCATGATCGAGGCCGATCTGACCAAAGAGCTGATATTTCTGACCCGCGCCGGTCTTAGCAAGCTCTTCAAGGAAGAAGTTGCCCTTGCCGGGAACGGGCTGGAACACAGGGGCAAGAACGTCGAGGTTCAGCAGCAGCGCAGTGCCGCTGGGCAGGTATTCACCGAGGTACAGGTAAACAACGCCTATCGGGGTAACGACGCTCGACAGCGCGATACCGTTGATCTCACGAGACGCAGGAACTACCGACAGGCCGTTCTGTACCGCATCAGCGTTGATCTGGAACATGGTAGTTGCGTCGCACCACAAGCACAGGCCGGTAGTGGGTGCATTCTGACCATAGATTTTCTTGACCATATCTGCGATATCCCACAGGCCGAGAGGCTTGGCTGCCATTGCCTTGGTGTTGGGAGTGATAGCAGGAACGAGACCACGGGTCTTGTTGATCTTGCTGTCATCGGTGGCCTTGTTATATACGCCGTTGATGAAGGTATACTCGATATCGGCATTGATCTTCATCATCTTCGCAGCGACCTGAAAATCGAGCTCGTTCATGGGGTTAGCCTGCTGATTGGCAATATTGATGCCGCTCAGAGTGCCCATGTTCGACTGCTTTGCATAAGAGATGCCTACGCTTTCCTGAAAGATCTGAGTAACGTTCGTTTTCTGCTCACGAGTTACTACAGTTGCGTCAGGCGCAGTAAGCGACGCGGTCTCACTGATAGCAGGCTGGGCGCCGCCGCCGGAAGTGAACTCCTGGCCAGTAACAAACTCAACGTGATTGGTTGTCTTTGCTCTGCCGCCTATAATCGAAGACAGCGGAGTGCGGGTATTACCCTTGTTAAAAAGCATTCCGGAGTAGTTAAGTACCCCAAAACTTGTAGCAAAAGTATCTGCCATAATTGGTTTTCTCCTTTATTCATTCTGAATTTGCGCCTCCGCCTGAGCTTTAAGGCGCGTGTAATACGCAGCCGCCGTAAAATCTCCGGCCTTCTGCGCGTTTGAAATCTTTTCGTCGTAATTTACAGACTCGTTACCGCCCTGACCAGGTGCAGGTCTCGGAGTCTTTTTAAGAGCATCTGCTTTAACTCTTTTCGCGTAATCATCAAGAAACTTCTGATTATTAGCAAAAACCTTTTCGCTGTTGCCCTCTGCCATTGCCTTAGCGGTTTCTTCTGCGAGCGTTTCGTCATAGCCCTGAGCAATGAACTTAGCTTTATACTCAGAAACCTTTTTGCCCTCGCGCAGCTCGTCAAGCTCTTTCTGCATCTGCGCAATGCTGTCAGCCTGCTCCTGCTTCTTGCGCTCGTCTTCAGAAAGAAGCTCATTGTGCTTTTTCTTCCATGAAGAAGCTTCAGAAGCAGCTTTGTCATACAGGTCTTTCTTTACCCAGCCCGTATAGTCAGGTTCAGGCGAGTTATAAGCTTCTAATGCGGAAATTTTCTGCTCGGCGGTCATATTCTCGTAACCGTCGATTTTGCTTACATCGATTTTTGCCATGATGATTACCTCCTGCGTTTTTTAGTCTTCTCTGACTGTGTTTTCTGTTTTTGGTAGGGTTATCTCCCTTTCGCGTTTTAACGTCTTCTCTGACAACTAACGCCTCTCAGCGATTGATTACTTTTTGCTGCTGCCTTTCTCATGCCGACCGCCATCGGCGAGCTTTCACGGGCGCTCCGCAGAGCCCGGGGGCAACAGGAAGGAAAAGAGAATAACAAAAAAAGGAGCTACCGACATCTTTTCGATATCGATAGCCCCTAACTGGCTGTCCCTAATGCCCTATGCAATAGGCTGTTCGTATTTAGTTTTGCTTTTGATCTCCCAAACGCAAATTTTATTGTTCTTTACGCCGATCTCAATTCTGCTGCGTTGACTCAGTGCCTGTTCTATCGCCGTTATCATCTCCGGCGTTAACTGCATTACCGTTCTCGGTTTTATCTCCATTAGCTATTACCTCCGCAGCCTTTCTCTGCTGCTCTTCCATGTACTCCACGCTCATTCTGTATGCAAGCTGCGGATCACTAAACAGACCGCAGTGTGTAAATGCCAGCACAGGCGCGATTTTAGGATTAGCGAGCATCATAGTCAATACGTTCGCTTTTTCGGTAATGTTCTCGTAATTTCGCCTTGTAAAGCGGATTTCGAGGTTTGAAAGCTTCAGACTCAAATCGCTCAGATCGCGGCAAATGTGCAGCAGCAGCTTAAGAAACTCTTTCTCTGCTTTTTTAAACACAAGCTCCGTATCTTTAGCTCTTGCCTCGGCGGATGACCAGCCGTCACGCATAATAACGGCTGAACCGGTATCCGATGTTGAAGAACCACCGTTTCTGTTCGGCATACCGCAAATTGTCAGCACAGTGTTATACATACTGTCGACAAGCGTCTGAGTTTGCGTTTGATTCATCTCGGAAGTAAGATATTCAATTTCTGCTTTGAACTGAGGATCAATGTCCTTGAACTTGATCGCACCCTCGTTACGCAGTTTTGAAAAATCGTCGCTCGAAATGTCGACATTGTGGAAAAGCATAAGCGCCTGAACAAACTGCTCAACGCCGTCAATACGGTTGCTTTCGGTCGTATTTATAGCATCCAAAAGCGGCAGCACAATTTCAAAAGCGCCAAGCCTTGCAGCGTTCGCGGGGTATTCAATGATCGGAATACCAAGTATCTGATCTTCGCTGCGCGTGATAGTGGACAGATTCTCTATCTCATAATAATGATCTCGCGTGTAACAAGAATAAACAAGCGTTCCGTCCTCGCGGAGTATATACTTTACGCCCAACAGCGCCGGATTGCCAAGTTCACTTGAATAGACCACAAAAGCAAAACGCGGATCAAGTGTAAATATCTCAAACGGCGCTTCATCTTCCTCTATGTTCACATTCGCGTCGGGCAAAATCATCCGATACGATGTGCCGCAAATGTGAAACCAGTCCGCAAGCTCTTTGTCTTTAGCGGCCTTGTCCTCTGATATCACATAGCTATTAAGCTTCAACACCTTAGATACAATGCTCTCATCATCGTCGCGGCTGACATACTGCACGGGCTCGCCCATAAGATAACCGACCTTAAACGACACGATCTCATTAGCGCGATTCTCCACGATCTTGTTGCAAATCTCCGGCCTTACGTCCTTGACCCTATGAATAATCGGCTGATCTCCGCAATAATAGCGATAAAGATAGTCAATATCCGCGCTATTCTGTAGGTGCACAAATAGTGCTTTTTTAAGAACATCAACTATATTTTTTGCGTTGATCTCAGCGACGTCCGTGTATATAACACGCCGCCCAAACAACATACGTCCCGCTATTTGTGACACCTCCTTTACTAATTCCTACATTATTATATATTTAATTCTGTGTCAAGCAAAACTATCATACTTTGAATTATTTCTATTATTTGTTATTTCGCGCACTAACAAGGCCGCTTAAACACTTCTACTTTAGCGCCGTTTAAGCTCTGAGCGAATTCCGCAAACATAGCCATTCCGTCAGGTACATCGTCGTGCTTGTTTTTGCCAGCTACGGTGTACGAGCAAAGCATATCCATCATCCGACCGTAGTCCGAGTTTCGCTTATATTTGCTTTCGTCCAAGAACAAGCAATGCTCTTTGACCCATGCCGAATTAACGATGATCTTTGTTTCTTTATTCGCCGTCGTATACTTCGTTGTAATATTAGTGATACCGCCAAGCCTCTTGACTTCGCCTTGAATTTTCTCCGCCACACGTCGACCAGCCGAGTTGCTTTCAAAACGGCACATATTGACCTTGTCTCGCACAAGAATATCCGCGAGGCGAATATCTACAGTGCCAGGCAAACCGTTATCGCAGATACAATCGCCGATATAATAATCCTGCCCATACACATAGCCAACAGGTAAAAACGCATAGTCAGCGCCTTTATCCTTAGTATCACATACGCCGATAACAGCGTCCGGCTCCTGCGTGGGCAGTTCAAAGAAACGCCGCAGCTCATCAGGATGATAAATAAGTCCTTCCCTCTCTATCGGCTGGTTCATGTACAGCGCTTTCCAGCTGACAGAGTCCATAATGTCCCGCTGCTCACGATAAAACTTTGTAGTAAACCCTACGCCGTAATCGTAATCAAAATTGCTCTCGTCGTTCTCATTCATAGCGGGAAAGCGAATGAATTTCGCACGTGGGTTATTCTCATACTCCCGTTCCAAGCGGCCTATAACATCATGTACGCTCCACCGAGTAGCGATATGAAGCTCTTTGCATTTATCGCCGATCTTACGCTGCCGCAAGTCAGTGGTATACGTCTCCCACAGCTTGTCAAGCCGCTCCTTAGAGAGTGCGACTTCAATACCCGACACCAAGTCATCACAGTAAAGCAAATTTGCAGCGCGGTACAAACCGGCGTTTCCTGTGCCTATAGAGGTAAACTCCAGCGTCTCAAAACGCTGACACTTATCAAGATCGATGCGGCAATCCTTAGCGTTTGTGCTGCTGACCTGAACGGCGGGAAATACGTCATGCCAAAGATATTCGCCCTGCGCGTCGAACAGCCTCAAGCACTCATCATACACGCCGCGTACAAACGAGTTGGAGTGACTGCCGGTAAGGTTCGGATGATTCGGATCGCGCCCGGCTATCCACGTAAGCAGGAAGATTGCAAGCGTGGTCTTGCCGACACCAGGGGGTAAGCTCACGGCCAGTAGGTCGAGATCATCGTCACCGCAAAGCGCCTGTAAAGCGTCAACCACAGGTTTCAGCTGCTTCTTTCGCGGCTGATAAAAGCGCTTATCCGCTTGCCTGTCAAGCTCCATATACGTCAAATAACTGTCAAAATCGTGCGGTGCTTCAAACAGCAGGCACTTACGCCACTGCTCATAAAACGACGCTTTATCTGCGCTCACACGCAGCTGCGCAGCGCACTTTGCCTTTAGCGCCTTGTTAGCAGCGTGAGCCGCTGCAAAATCCTCAGCTTCCCATGCGCGGCAAAGCGAGAAAAGATCCCCGTAAGCTCCCTTATCATCAGGTTTCTTATCAATCGCAGCATTTATAGAGCTCGCAAGCTTTTTGTAATTCACTCTAAGCACCCCAATTCTTGATACACTTTAAATATCTTCGGGAATTGAATAGCTATCCGATCAACCATTTCTTCGTTCTTAGCCCATGATTGATCTGACGCAGCAGCATTCCACTGTAAGCCACTTTCGTTTAAGAATGCATGGATTATCTCATGACGCAAAGTGCAAGCCTCCGAGCTCTTACGCACTTCCTCCCTTTCGTCTTTCCAATCCTCAACCGTAGCCAAATCAAGAATGTAAATCTTACGATCACCGGCACAGCATAACCCGCCGTAATGCATCCTTTCCATATATTCATTTTCGCCCGATCTCACCCGATAAACAGCGTACTTCGAGCCCAAAATATCGACCTTACGAATTAATTTCATAAACACCTCCACTAAGCGAAAAGAGGCTACCCCTTTCGAGATAGCCCCTTAGCTGTCACCCTTGCCCTTGCAAGAGCCTACTTTATAAAATTCTCGGTATCACATACGCTAACAGCAGTGCGATACATATTATTACCAGTATATAACCGATGAGATTGAAAAAATATTTCATTGCTTATTCATCCTTTAAGATTGCTTCGTGCTGACCTTGCACCCATTCGGCATCCTTGTTCGAGCGTTTACCGTAACGGTACAGCCCCATATATACATTCTTATTTTCATAAATCGTCTGAACGGTGCTGATAACAAACGGCTTTCCGCTTCTGTTTAACTTCCCCTCTGCATTCAATCTGTCGACAACAGCTTGATAGGTCATGCCATCTCCGTCTTTCAATTTGAAAATTTCACGGACGACCTCAGCTTCCTCCGGCACAATAACCATCTGATGATTTTCGGCCTTATAGCCAAACGGCGTTCTCCCGCCGCTATAACCTCCGTTTGCAGACTTTACCGCTCTGCCGCCACTGGTACGTTTCGTTATATTGTTACGCTCCTGCTCTGCTACAAACAGCATCAGTGCCTTATAAACATTACCAAGCCCGGTATCATCATTGACAACTTCCTCTGTAGCGCTGATAAGCTTCATTCCGCGCTTTTCCAGTAGCATCATGAAATAATAATATAATTTAATATCTCTCGCCATACGATCAGACTTGGCAACAACAACAGCTTCAACAGGAGGATTTTTGATCTCACCATACAGAATCGAGTCTAGCTGCGGCCTATTTTCCTTAACGCCGCTTTCACCGCGATCAACATACCAATTCATTATGGACATATCATGCTTATCACAATAATCAGCAATAATCTCTTTCTGCGACTCTATACCAAACTTATCATCCATCGCTTGAGCATCCGTGCTCACTCGGACATAAGCGATTACGTTCTTCATCAAAAAGTCCTCCGTGCGTTTCATTTACGATAACACAATATCATAATTACGGCATGTTGTCAATATCGTAATTGCAAAATTGTCTTTTTATTTTTCGCGCGATTTTTCGATGTTCGAGGCCGAGAAGGTCTTTTTATTTTTGCGAGTATTTGAGCTGCTAACCCCGCCCTGGCTGCGCGTTCCATTTCCCCCGCCCCCGGTACAGCCCCACCGGGCATCGTGAACACCGCGCAAACGGACAAACACATATTTTTTCCGATAAATCTTGATTTCACTATTGACATTTACGACAATTCATAGTATTATGTCACCGTAAGCAAAAAAAGCGCCCCCGGAGGCCGTAGGAAAGCAAACCGGGAGCGCACCACACAAGGAGGCACCGCTATTATAGCACGGCCTCCACAGAATTACAAGGAGGAAATAAAAATGGCAATCTATGATAAAATCACCGCCGAGCTGGAAGCCCGGAAGGATCGCAGCGCATGGGATAAGGGCGTCAATGCCTACGCCCTGGAGCTGGTAGAAGAACTGAAGGAACGGGCGGAATATGAAGGCCGGAACCCTGAATCTGAGAAAGAGTGCCGGGAGTGGATGTTGAACGGGGCGCAGGACTGGGAGCAATACAGCTGGGGCGGTTCTTCCCTGATCTATAACGGCGACATTGCGGAACGTCTTTGTTGCCCGTCCGAGCTCAAGAAAACCCGCAACGGTGAGCGCAGGCCGAACAGCCGGGAAGAGTGGCTCGACACACAAGCAAGGGCATTGCACCAAGCTGCAAGCCGTGTATTGCGCTTGTATCGCTCTATAGTGACAAAATAAGCAAGGAGGGGCGGACAATGAGAAAATACACACAAAAGGAATTGCGCCAGCTCGTGCGGCTGGGCGTGGCTGAGGATTACACCAATAAGCCGAGCGATTATATTTACACGCTCCGCAGGCTTGAAAAAGTGGGCTATTCCTCCGGGATTTACGGCATTAACGGCGCATTGGTCGAAGATACCGAAACCGGGCAGTTATACGCCATTATCGGGCGTTGTTCAAATCTGTTTATCTTGTTTTAGTTGTAGAAAACACAGCATTGACAGCTTGCACGCGAAAATAGTACAATAGCAACATAAACACAAATTCAAGCGAACAGGGCCGCAAGCCTAGAAAGGAGCGCAAAATGTATCTAATATTAACTATAATCTTTCTCCCGATCTTGGTTTTGATCGAGTGCGTAAAATTGAATAAATGATTATATACCGCCTGGAATCCGCTCCAGGCGGTTTTCTTTTGCCTTTGGTTTTATACTGCCGATAACGGAAAACGCCGCACATCACATTGTGAACCGCTCTACGCCCACTTAGAAACGATTTGAGCGGGTTTTATTGTTGCGTAGTATAAATACTTTCCTGTAATTAAAACCGCTTACACGGCATTGTAGCAACCTTTAACGCAAAGCAGCCATTAAGGCAGTACACCACAAACGCAAAAACCGCCAAACCCTATATTTTCGGGATCAGGCGGTTTTCTTTTTTTCGGTTTTCGTCTGCGGCTCCAGCCAAAAACTGCTGGAGCGGGAGTTCGCCCTGGCGGTGGTCTGATAGTCGCTCAATAGTCGCTCGATAGTCGCTGATGATTCAGCGATAGTCGTTGGCTTTTTCCCAATAGTCGAGTGAGAGTTGTTCGGCTTCGCCGTCCAGTTGTATCATAGTCGTGAACCCGCCATAGTTGCTCGGCATAGTCGCTCAGGAATCTACTTCATAGTCGCTGGCGGATACACCGATAACATCCTCCAAATACTTTTGCTCCAGCTTCTCAGCCGGTATCTGTTCACCAAGTTGCTGGTTAGGCGTTACAACGACCTCCTGCTTGTCCTGATATCCCATATTATTCTTCATAAGGAAAATTCCTGCTACGGGATTTATCTTGCCGTTTTGCATATAATTTTCCATTTGGGCGTTCAAAATTTGATACGCTTTTTTGAGAGCGTCTCTGCTTTCGGCGGCTACAAAGTCGCTTTGAATGCCATTTATCCACTTCCACAAAGTTCTTCTGTCAATGCCAAAAGCTAATGCCAACCCAGCAACAGAGGGTTTCATATCGTCATCAGCGCAGGTTTGGAAGTAGAGAGTAACACGTTCGAGGACGTTTTCAGGTTTTTTCATGTCGACCGATGGCCATTTCCACATTTTGAGGTTGTGTTCGAGATATTTGCGGTTATCGCCGGGTTCGGCTTGCACTGTGCTGTCAGGACGTTTGTAACCGCCTGCACCTTTAGGGTGACCGCGTCCGCGCTTGGGCGTTATTTCGGTCGTTGTTGTTTCGGTTGAAGTTTTGGTTTTAGATTTAGATTCTGCCATGTTAGTTATCACCTTCTGTTGTAGAATTGTTGGTTTTGTGAGATTCGTGGAACGTCGGAACAGGAAAAACATCCCGACAAGATGGGCACTTAACAAATGCTAATTGTTCGAGGCCGAACGCAATTACTTCAGCATCTGCATAAGGGTTATATTGAAATACACAGCCACAACGAGAACATTCTTTCGTAATTTCGTTGTTTTTCCCGGGTTTTAAAATTTTCATGCATTTACTCCTTTCGGTATCATGTGATAGACTTCATAGTAAAGTCGATCAGCGTTTTCGATTGTTCTGTTTTTGGCATAATTGCAACCGGCGGCCTCGATTGATTTGTAGAATTCTGCAATTTGCATGTTGCTTTGGGTATATTGCTGTTCACGATTTGAATTGATTATATAGGCGGCTATGATTTTGCTTTTGCGTTCAGCGCCTATAGCGGCAGTTATCATACCTTTAGCGTGGAGGTCGTAGAGTTCTCGAGCTTGGTAATATAGCAGCTCGTCAGCCGGTGTTGGAGTGCCTTGTAAGGGCGTGTTTTGCGCTGCTTGAAGTATGATATTTTTTGCAGTTATTGACAAATTGCTTATTTTGAACACCTCCGATTTTAGATTTTTTAACACAGGACAGGGGACGGGCGGGCACGCGGTTTCCCTATATAAGTGTTTCGTTTTCTTATATGGTGTACACCATACGCTATTTTGCGGAAAACTCTTTTTATATTACTTTACCTGTCCCCCTGTCCTGTAAAAGAGAAAAAAGATAGATAATTCAAGGGATTGAGCCACGGGACAGGGTACGGGACAGGGGTAGGACAGGTCTATACCTCGCCCCGTTTTTGCTGTGACTTTTGCACAAAACCAACGTATTTTGATTGTGCAAAACGTCAAAAAGGTAATTCGTTGATATTTGTGATAGCTCCCACTTTTTTCTGCCAACATCTTTGCCGACCATATTTCGCGGTATATTTTCTGCCGATGTTTGTCCATTCAGGTATTGTAGCGACGATACGATAAATCTCTTGTGTCTCTTTCGGCGTTAAGTCTCTTTGGAAATCGCTGTCAGGAAATAGCGCCTCACATTTGAGTTCTTTGATGCATACGGTATCGCCGGGCGACTTCTCATCAAGGTACTTTTCAATAACGCCGATACGCCAATCATCCTCCATTGCTTCATCCTGTGCATGCTTGTATTCGGACAGCAGAGAACGATCTGCGAAAGCTGGCATTTTGCCTTGCTCGAATTTTACACGCGCTTCTGCCCAGCATTGAATGATATAGTCGCGGCATTCCTGTTCGTGGTCGTGTAGGTCATAACCATTACTGTTGACTGTTACGGGGTAAAAACGGCGGTTGCCGGTCTTGTCGCGCAAGAATTGTTCGTTATTGGTCGTGCCTATAAAGATGCACCGGCGCGGAAACTCCATTGCATTAACGTCGTATGGTGGGCGATATTTGTCGCGCTGCCGTGTTATGTAGGACTTGACGGCCTCCTGCTCTTTCGTTTTGGTAAGCGCAAGCAACTCCGCAACCTCGCATATCCACGCGCCTTCTAATTGCTCGATGGCCTTTTGACCGTCCATTTCGGTTACTTCGGAAAAATAACTATCGTTAATGGCAAGCCATTTGACAAGCGTGGATTTGCCTTCGCCCTGCTTTGCACCGATGAGTACGGGAACATCATCAAACTTGCAGCCGGGCAGATAGAGCCGGTTAATGCCGCCGGCAAATATCAGGCGGCTGACCTCACGAGTGTAAGCGGTGTCCTCGACTTTCGCCCATTTAGCGAGAAAATGTATGCAACGTTCTTCTCCGTCCCATTCAAGAGTGTCAACTATGTCCTTTATCGGGTTATATTCGCGTTCCTTCCACAAAATGCGTAAAGCGTCAGAGTGTTTTTTGTCGCTGTACAGGCCGTAATTGGCTTCACAGAAATTTCGGCTTTGTGCCGCATCCGCGTCCGACCATCGGCATATTTCGCCGTTATGCGTGATCTCAGGTGAATTGCGCAGCACATTAAAACGAATGCTGCTATATTCCATTCTTCCGCGCATGATTTTAAGAAAATTGTCGATAGTCGGAACGGGTACGCCCTTGTCATTTAAGCGCAAGTTAAGGTCATTTCTATCTTGCGCCTGTGATTTTTTAAAATCAGCTTCAAGCTGCTTGTCTTTTTGACGGTACGCGCCGAGCTGACGGTTAACGACTACTTTTGCGCCAACTTCTGCCGCTCTTATCTGCATAAGCGCCTGTATGCGTTCGCGTTCTATCACGTCGGGGATATCAAACGAAACCAAAACGGAGTTTATAAGCTCGGCAGCGTCCATGTTTGCTATGGCTTCATCCGTTAATTGGTTGCAGTCAATCAGTTTCGTCATACTATCCCCCCTTATGAATATACCATCAGCCGATAGGCCGCGCCGTCTATTTCCTTACAGGCAATGATGTAATGCTCGTCTAAAGGCTCTGTAGGGCTCTCAGGGGCATATTTGCACTTCCACTTATCAAGTGTAGCATATACCCATAAAAGGCGCTCATAGCGCTGCTGGAGCTCTTTTTCGGCTTGTTTGCATTTGTTATATTCCGTTATTGCCGCATTATAGGTTGCTGTGATCTCGCTGTCCTCGCGTAAAGTCATTTTGCGATCGGCCACTATCGGTAAGTTAAAATCGTTAATCAGCTTTCGTGTAGACTGTTCAAAATCAAGGTTGAATAATTGGCCGGTAAAATTAATAATATCGCCTGACCAGCCGCAGCCAAAGCAATGGGCGCTATGCCGGTTTTTGATTTTGAATGATGCCGTTTTCTCGGCGTGAAAAGGACATCTTGCAAAACCGGCGCGATTAAAATCAAGCCCGTAAGCTGTAGCGACAACAGCGAAATCAAGCATATCTTTTATTAATGCGCTTTTATGTTTTGCATTCACTTAGCATCATCCTTTCCAGCATTTCGCGCCCTTCACGATAAAGAATATCGTGTATCAGATTGCCGCTTGTGCGTTGATCGCAAAATATGATCTGGCAGCGGTAACGCGCCAACCACGCAAGCAGCGACGCAACAAACGCCTGCGGCTTCATCTGACTGCGATAGTTGCCGCTATAAGCATCCTCCCAGCATTGATTTTCGATAAGCAGATAGATCTTTGCGTCGGCAGCTTTGGCACGTTCAAATTCCCGTGCAAAGCGTGCACGGCCATTACAGAAGCATTGAGCTAATTCCGAAAAATCCATCTTGCGCTCTACGGCGGCGTTTAGCATCAGCCATTCGCCGCCTACAGAAAACTTCGCCGAGTAGTCGCCAAAATCGAGCTTACACCTTTCATAAAGGCAGTTCATGCTTTCCAATCGCGCTCTGAAGCGTGGTGTATCCTGTTCACGCGTATCTACCAATATCACCATGCCCCCGAGCGCTTCTTCGATTTCGCGTGGTGTCATGGGCTTTAGAACGGCAGGTCGCTATCATCATCGTCCATTGTTGTGAACGTCGCAGCCGGATAAGCGGATGTGGTATTGGTCTTTTTAAGAGGCTTGTCCTTCGGCATTTTGAAATTGCCGTCGCGCACGTCCTGCGCCGTTACCACTGCGCAGCATTCGGTTGTCCAGCCGGTATTGCCGTTATATTCCCATTCCTTATTACGGAACAGAACGCCGAGCCCCTTGCCCTTGAGTTTGGCTTCATCCCAATCCCAGTGGTAGCCGTTATTAGTTTCCTCAAGGCATGCTATAAGGTTGTTAAATGATTTCTTCTGACTGTCGAAATACTGATTGCTTTCGTTCGGGATGTTAATGCGATAGCAACCGCGCCATTTCTTATCATCGTTGATGTTTGCGCGATAGTCTGCCGCGAAAAAGCCTTTGTGTTCACCTTCAGCAACGTCGAAATCGATTTTCAGGACGCTGCCCCAATCGTAATCGATAACGCTTGCGTCCATGATCTTAGCTACATAGCCGCCTGCCGGGAGTGTTTCACGCGCTGTGGTGCGTTCTGCTTTAAAGCCGTTGTAAGATTTAATCATTGTTTACTTGTTCCTTTCTTATTTCAATATTCAAGTGGGCAACTGACACCCACATATTTATCAGGTTCGGCGCACACTTCGTTATTAAGCATGCACCTGTAAGTATTGCATTTGTAGAAATAGCACTGTCGGCAGTTGATGTGTGCTTTGCCGGTCGCGTCTATCGGGAAAAATACCTTGACGGTTGCCGTACCCTCCACATAACCGGGTACACCGTTTTCAAACTTAGCCATATCACAGCCCCCAATAACTTCTTATAGTGTCGTCCACGAATTTTAAATCGTTCTCGATCTCAAGCTCAAACATGCCCTCCGGCGACTTGCTTATATCGCTGCCGTCAGACTGCGTGATAAACATATGCTTACCGTCGCGGACCACACATCGCAGCACGACAGTTGCCATGCCTTCAATGCATACTTTTTCATTCAGCAATTTGCCAATTGTGCGTATTTTGGTCTCGCCGTAATCGCTTGTGTCTTCGTGAACGACTATGTATACAATGACATCTTCGGGCAGCTCGTTTTTAATGAACATCAGCAGTCCCCAAAAGCTATCGGCAATGCTGTTATACAGATCGAATGAGCTTGATCCGCTTTTCGGTGCCGAGTGGCCTTGCATAAAAGCGTTAGTCATTAGATAACCGCTATCGTCAATGACTGCCGTTTTTACCGGCATCTTTTTCAGGCCGTTCATGATCTTAACAGGATTGTCGCTGACCATTGTATACTTAAATTTTTTCCGAAACGGCAAGCGTTTTGCGATAACGTTAACAAGAAAAATCTCGTCCTCGCCGAAGTTAAGTAGGCTTCGGCTTTTTCCGCTGCCGGATTTACCGTAAACAATAACGCATTCTCCCATATGGTTTATGCACCTCCCTTGCGTCCTCTGCGTTTATAACCTGTGCGCCGATAAGCTCGGCAAGTTCTTCGGTCGGCAAATCGTTGATTTCTTCTCTAAAGCAATCGGGGCACAAACGCCGACCGTTGGAAATGTACATTACATCGTCGCCGTAAAACCAGCCGTCGCATTCCTGGCATATGCAATCGGGGGCAGGAAAATCAGGCGGCTCTAATGGCCGTTCTATAGAATACATATTCACTTTACCCTCTTTCCATTGAATAATCTTGCTTTTTTCTTTCGGCGTATATAGCCGTTGATCAATACGCCGTTCGGTGCATTATGCTTTTCTAAATACGCCTTTTTCGCCGCTTTATCGGCCTTGTTATCTGCGCAATAGGTTTTGTAGCTATCGCACTTCGCGTGGCAAAACGGCGTTCTATCCGGGCAATTACGGCAGTCACTTTCCATAGCGCACAGGTTCAAAATCGTTACACCAGCCGTTACGCTTATCGCAGTCGCAAGCGCACTGATCGCAGCACCAGTCGTAATAGGTGTTTTCACCGCGGCGGCAGATTTCACGGATAGCGTTTTTATACAGCGCTATCGTATCATCAAGCACCGTTATCTGTTTACGCCGCGACCAAAGAAGCTCCAAGTACATATCTTCAACTTTAGCGATATATTCTTTGGGTTCACCGTGCAGCAATCCTAACAGCCATAGGCGGATTTTATATAGTAATCTTTTCATGTTTCCCATCCTTTCAAAATGCTATGCCTGAATGTTCGCCGCGTTCGGGCAAATCAACCATTTCAGGCCGTTTTATTTCCTGCTCCACAGCCCACGCTATATTCCACAGCGCCGCTACAAGGTGATGCGCTTCCGCGTCACCCTGTATGTACAGGCTAAGATGCCGTATGCCGCTGTCTATCAAGCTGTGTTGAGGTATGCCTCGATCTACGTTCCTTTCCCCATAGTGGATAGCACCGCGTTCACAGTGCTGTGCAAGGGCGTGTATCGCCCCCCAGGGCAGCAATTCATAGCGGCCTTTCCCTGCGGCGCTATCCCTTACCGCGCCGGTCGAAAACTCGCGGCGTTCATCTTTTTCGAATTTCACTATCCTCCCACCTTTCGCCGATATCTTCTAAAAAATGCAGAAATTCATGCGTATCTGCACAATAATATTGTTTGCCGTTAACAGTAACCGTGTAGCTGCCGTCGTGGTTACTTTTGGCTTCCCAGCCTACGTTTTTTGCCATTATCGCCTACCATACCTTTCATCGAATGGCGAGAAGTTTTCTTCGCCCACTATTTCACGGATACGACGATCAAGGACGGTTTTTGCATATACGATCTCGTCGTCGGCCTTGCTGTCTTCTACTACCAAATCAGCGATCTCGTTTGAATATCTTACAAACGCCTCGCCGAATGCCCGTGCACGGCCTGAGCCTAAGCCCAGCACTTCGTTAGCGGCCATAAACGCCGCGTCCTCCGCAAGTTGCATGCGGTTACGCCCGTAAAGCTGTAGCTGAATGTTCACTTCACGCTGCACGGCTTTTGCAAATGCCGATTGCTTACCCATGCTTAGTCACCACCTTATGGCCTACGTATTCGTCGATACTCAGTCCGAGCGCATCGGCAAGGGTTTCTATTGTATCTATCCAGCCGCCGCGTAGTGATTTGCGTTCAAGCAGACTTATCGTGGTTTGGGCTATGCCAGATATTTCGGCCAGCCGCACGATGCTTAACCCTGCATTCATTCGCGCCTTGCGCATGTAATCTCCGCGTGTCATTTTTGTCCCTTTCTTATCGTCGTTTTAACGCTTTCAACGCCGTCACGGAGTGTAGCCGTCAGCACATCGAAGTTTGCGTTTATGCAGTCCTCGTTAAGCTTCCGCGCCGTTGTCACCGTTTGACATATATCGTCAGCAGCTTCGGTTATGGTGTTCACTACTTCATCGAGCTTTTCAAGCAGTTTGATGATTGCCGCCGCCGTGTTGTCAATCGGCTCTGCTGGCGGTTTGGGCTGCGGTGCTGCTTCTGCCGCTTTGGGCGTTGCGTAGCGACACCGTACCGCCTCAATAGCCTCCGCGACCTCCTGCGGCAACTGCGTATCGAGGTATTCGCAAGCCCAGACAATTACCCCGCCGGTTGTCGCACTCCGAGAATATTCTATTAACTTGTCCCACTGCTCATTGGCAATGTGCTTTACCACAGTGTACAGTTTGTTGCAGTAGCTCCCGCTCGCGCCGACCGCAAATGCCGCCTGTTCGCCCGTTTTGCCCATCGACATAAGTGCAATTATCTTCTCGTTCGTCGCGTTAGAAATTCGTCTTGATCCCATTTTTGTCAGTCCTCCTTTTTATTTTTCCCATTCAAGCGCTTGCCCACAGTGAATGCAAAAAGCAAACGGAAAAAGCTCTCGATGCGATTGTTCGCAGCTTGGGCACTCGCAGTCATAGATTATGTAACCGTTATTGTCTATTGCAAAGTTCGTCGGCTTTTTCGGTATCCGCTTGTTAATAGCATTGATTGCTAAGTACATTGCCTTTTTGTCTGCTTTTGTGAATTGATTATTATTTAAGATGCAAACAAGGCGTTCTTGTGCTTCCTGCGTTGTCATTCGTCAGGCTCCTTTCTTTTCCCTTCTGTGTCATCTTCAAATCAGATATCCGTGGTGCTTTTTCCTCGCCGCGATGTTGTCGAGCACCTCACGCAGCTCGAAGGCACCTATCGAGCAGTCCCACTCGCTCGCACCGTGCGCGTGTAGGATGCAGTTCTGGCAGCCTCTCTGTGTGCGGCAGTAGTCGGTGAGCACTTGCACCGCCTCCAGCAGTTTCTTATCGCTTATCATCGCTACCGCCTCCATCCATCCTCGCCCCGCAGTTGGGGCAGTAGTCAATAGAAATTACAGTTAAGCAAGTATCCCCTTGCCAGATCGACATTTCTCCTTGCTCTGCATCAACTTCAACAGAATAGCCGTTGTCGCAGTCTTGAGTAAGGATTTTTCGCCCAGAGCAAATAGGACACCGTCCATGCACCACCGGCGCAACATCGGCGGCGGCGATGCTTCCGCATTCGGAAAGCAGCTGCTTTATTTGTTCATAGGTTTCAACAGTCTCAAACCGATCATAATAGCCCGCGACGGGATTGTTGCGTAAGGATATAAGCGCCTCTCTTCTTGGTGTTTCACATATTTCTGAAATGTTGTTGACGTTCTGCAACACAGCAAACGTTTTTTCGTCCATCAATGATTTTTTATGTAATTCAATAAATTCAGCCATTATCATTCCTCCATTCCGAACAGCCGCCGTTGTATTTCCACACACAGCGGTCACATTTTCCGTAGCATGATTTAGTCATCGTCATTCTCCTTTCCGCTAAGCCACGCACGCAGCTTGTGTGCGCACGAAACGCACAGATCGTAGTCGTCGTCGTTTATTTCCATTTTATGCCGCCGCGTTCCTGCGTAGATCACGGAGCTCTTTGGGTTTATCTCCGCGCCGCAGCGGTCACAGGTCAGTTTTGTCGCCATCTTTCCTTGCCTCCAATGCTTTTTCCGCTTCCTCGCGGGTGAGAAATACGGTCTTGCCAATCTCGTCAACCGATACGCCGAAAATAGATTTATCAACAAACCCGGCTACGACATCCCATTTAATGAATGTACAAAACAATTCAACGCAAATTTCCTTTACTCGGTATTCGCTTATGGTTTTTCGATTTGTAACCTCATACACCGTATCGCCCACCTTGCACGGCGACACCACCACACGCCCCGCCTTGTCGGCCTCGGCCAGCTCGCGCAAGCGGGTATAGCTCAGCTGTACCGCCATGCGCTTGAATTCGCTTTTTGTCGGTTCGTGGATATAAATAGGCTCGACAGCAGGCGCACACTTAATGCGCTCAATAACTTTGCGAGCGCCTCGCATTTCTGCGCTCGTTATTTTTTCTCTTGCCGTGTATACCACTGATTGTTCGATGTCATGTAACAGCGCTTCACGGTCTATGTATTCAGCCATTATTAGCACCTCCGTCCATCTTTGCCCCGCAATAGGGGCAATAGTCTAACATCGGGCGATAATCAGGATCGTCGTAATCGTCCGGCAGTTCATGCTTGCAGCGCGAACAACGCCAGCCCCATTCTCTTTCATGGCCTGTAATCGGTGTTCCTATATCTTCGTCAAACCATTCCCACTGTCCATTCTTTATAGGCGCGACGTTGACGGTAGGTATATTGTCCAGTATTTCTATAACGAGTTCATAGCTAAAGCCAGCAATATATTCAATTTCGGATGCTCTTTCGAGTACGTCTGTACCAGCATTCGCAAATGCCTTATATATCGCGTCTCGGTCTATGTATTCAGCCATTGTCAGCACCATCCCATTCTAACGGTTTGCCGCACATCGAACATTTTTCAGCCTTCTGCTCTTCGGCCATCAGCCCCAACCGCCGCTTGCAATTCGGGCAGTACGGTATATGCCACCAGCCGTAACTTCTGCCAAGTTTCCATTTCTTGTCGCGGTAAAAAGGCTTTTTAGGTTCAGCCATCGTCAGCCCTCCTCACAGTAAAATCCGGAAATGTCATCCATACGCCAGCGAACCGTGTCCGAAATAGTGGAGTATAGGTATCCACCTTCCATGTGTACGGACTTCACGCCATATACCTGCGGATTAGTAAAATGCCCAAATTGATTTTTCATGTGTTCTTCAAACTCGTCCTTGAAGATAATAGTTAACCGCATCACTCCACCTCCTGCAACGACTGCACAGCTATTGCTACTGCCTCTGACATCCCATCACTGGGAGGCCACCCATATTTGTCGCACAAGGTAGAGTAGTCTGCATACAACTGCACTAACATAGCAGCAGCTTCTTGTTTTGTCATCTCACTCCACCTCCTGCATCCAGAACTCTCGGCGACAGTCGGAGCAGAGACGGCCAAAAGTCGAGCAACAGCCGTCAGCATCTCTATGAGCCGCGGAAACCTCAAGCGGGCACATTCCCAAATATCCATCTTCGTGAACATATGCCTCCGGGTACTGCTCCAGGAACACGCTCTGCCGTGTCTTGCGCGGGTGTGCGGCAGACCACGCTTCGACAGCTCCAGCAAGACGTTCGGCATCTACGTCACGATACCCACCACACGACTCTCCTTCCATAGGGCGGCCAATACATGCTCCTTTGTAAGCGTTGCACATCCTCTGCCGCTCTCTGATAAATTCAATAGCGTCCATCACATTTCCCTCCATTTCTATCCATTTCTATTTGCACGGACGGTGCAAGTATTTCGGCTTTCGCACGGCGGTAAAAGTTTTTGTCAATTTCAAATCCGTATGACGGTCTGCCGAGATCACGCGCGGCGCGCAATGTAGCGCCTGAGCCGCAGCAAGGGTCTATAACTACATCGCCCTCATCTGTGAAAATCTCAATTAGTTTTTTTAAGACTGCTACCGGCTTTTGCGTCGGGTGTATTTTGGGGATGTCTTTTCCGTCGCGCTGCCATGAAAACCAGTCAAAAACCATATGACCCGTGCCGCGTATCGGCATGCCTGTTTCGGCATCAAGCTGCCTGCCGTTATTGAATTTCGGAAGCTTGTCACGATACAGCACAATTGCGAATTCAGTTGCGCCAACGATCCGCATATTTGCTTTCAGCACTTGCGCCGAATAGTTTTTGCAGAAAAACAACGGAAACGAATTATTAAATCCGTATTTCTTGCCGTAGTCAGCTACCGTCTGCAACTGGTCAAACGCGCAGAATACTATCATCGCCGGGGCTTTGCCTTTTTCCTTCGGTTCAGGCTTTAAAAGGCGGCTGCAAAAGTGCATATATTCAGCGATTTTAAAATAGCCGTCAGAATTGAAAAATGTTTTTTTGGCATATTTGCTTTCGCCGTTTTTATTATCGCCGCCGTTATACCACATCGGATTGCTGCCATAAGCATCCGCGCCGATGTTATACGGAATATCAGCTATAACCAGCTGCGCCTTTGGAATGTTGTATTTGCGGTAATTTTGAAAATTATCGTGGAATATTTCACATTTAATCATCAGTACACCGCCCTAAAATGATTTTTAACGCCATCGCCCGTGAACCACAGATATTCGCTGCCCAGTTCACGCGCGACTTCTGCGCCTTGTTTCTCCGCCGCCCAGCGCTGCATAACATCCAGCGCAACGGCGTAAAGGTTGTCCCACACGGGAAAATCAGCCGAATAGCCGTAAAACTGCCCCGGTTGCGACACAACGCCGATAATGCTGTCAGGGAAACGCGCATCGTCCACGCGGTTAAGCACACACCATACGCACTGTTGCTGATTTAATAGGG